GGGCACTCGCCACAGGTTTTCATGCGCAGAACGGACATTTATACGGCTGTCCGGTATTTGGATTCCACACTATGCGCGTTCCCCTGCAAGCCGAGCATGGTTGAACGCCGAGTTCTTTGTTGATGTTGTCAAGCATCTTCACATAGTCAACCGCTGATTCCGTTGTCGGCCCCGGACTCCACATCTTCACGCCATCGACTTGAATAGGAGCCTTGTCCTTGAAATTGATTGTTATCTTTTCATCCGGGACATTCGGGGTGCATATTGAATCCGGCGCCGGTTCGGTAATGACAGGCCACGGCAACCCCTTTTCTTCGAGCCTGACGCGCAGGAATGTTTCAACCTGCATTTCAAGCGCGGGATCCGGAGCCGCGTAACCACATTCAATCTTGCTTATTTCGTGTACGCCGATGCGAAACTCTGCCGCGAGTCCCTGTTGGTTAATGCCGAGCAATCGCCGCGCCCTCACAATGTCCGGTCTGCGCCGCCCGCGTCCGAAGTCTATCCGGCAGGTGTCTTTCAATTCGCGTTCCGGCTGTCTGAATACCGGAAGGGTTTCGTTTTGCAGCCGCTTGATTGTATCGACAACCTTTTTCCGTGTGCTGTGATACGTCGGTTCTCCGTTCTCGATGCGGCTGATTGTCGAGCTTGCGACTTGTGCTTCTTTTGCAAGTTCGCGGGTTGTGAGTCTTAGTTGATGCCGTTCTTTTCGGATGTTCATGATTGTGCCTTCTCTCTTAGGGATTCAAATACTTGTTGATTGACTTCGCTGTCATGCCCAAGACAATACCAGCGAATATCTCTTACTGTTCCTCCTGTTCCAACAGGGCGCGATACGCGCAGATACATCCATCCCGCCGAGCATTGCCACATTTCAATTTCATAGCCTTTTTGCGGCGTTCTTGTGGCTGATGCAATAATCTCATGACCGGCTGCTATTTTGCGTTCTAATTTCATTTCTTCGTCCTCTCTTTTAGTATCTCCATCCATGCGTTATACGCGGGTTGCGTGGCATTGCAGAGCAATCCCTTATACTGCGCCACAAGTGTTTTGGCTATCGCATCAGAGCATGATAGAGCGCCCTTAAACAGTGATTCCTGACAGCGGTGGCCTTCCATGCGTGCGGCGATTTTATCCGGAGCTGCCCCGGCCTCGACAAGCTCTTGTAGCAATTCGCCAACCGCGCTACTCCATGAGTGACCACACCCGCCAGATTTGCCAAGCTTCAGATCGAGCCGTGTGATGTTCCCGGTATAGGGGTCGATGTCCATGATTGAGTATAGATTGCCGCAGCCGGTTTTGATTCGGATGCTCGATGACGGGAATAGGTTGGTTGAGGTCATGGCTTATCCTTTAAGATTTTGATTCTTGAATATAAGCCGTTAATAAAACTGCCATAATAGTGCATTAACTCAATAGTTATAAGCGATTTGTTATCATTGATAAACGCAATCTTGTTATTCATTCCGCGCATGTAGGTTTCGTGAAGAATTGAATCGCGCTGGTCGGGGTCTAAAATATCAATGTGTTCTCCGTGATAGAATCTTATATCAGCAGAACCTTTACGGTGTCCGCTTGAAACAATAAAGTCGCCATCGTCGGTTTTTACATACCGCGAATTGATGCCCGTTACTCTTGACAGGCTGCGGTATGATTTAGAGAATCCGCCGGAATACAAGACAACTTCATCGCCTATTTTTAATTTTGATAAGCTCATTTTATTTATCCCTTCTGTTTTATCTACACCCCCGCGTGGACTTGAACCACGTTGCCAACCTGTCGGGGAGCCACAACTATAAGCGTTTTTTTCGGTTTACCCAATTTAGAATGTTTGAATAGACAGGAGTCCTTTCGTGTGATGGTTTTTACTGCGGGATGTCTGCGAGCATCCGTGCATATCGAGTACTGAAGAGTTAATACCGCGAGTCATTCGAGCTGCGCGGGGAAAAGCTATGCCTTCTTTCTCTGATTGCGAAGCATGCGCTTGATTTCGTTTTTCAGTCTGCGGCTCCACGTCGGCATGGCTGCGCCCTCTTTGAAAGTAACTTTGTTCAAAAGTGTTTGCTTCTCTTTGTGATAGTATTTATTACGAACCTTGCGCGGCGCGGCTAAATCTTTAGCGTGTCGCTTCGCGGCTCTGCGTTTGATGGTGTTCGCTTTCGTTCCTTTTTTGCTGTGAATATCGGTTTTGTAACTCATGGCTTATTCGTTTTCCTTTCCGATTTCGGATTCGCAATACTCGCATATTCCGTGGTGTAACTGATACTCGTAAAACAGTTTGTGACAGCGTTTACACTCCTTCGTTGGCAGTTCGTCGCGGCTGTATTTCTCTTTCCAGATTTCGCGCCTCATTGCGTCGGCGGCAGGGTCGTAAACCGGGTCTGTCATTGATTATTCCGCAATCTCATAGTTGTTCTTTGCAATCTCGCCATCCTCGATCACGATTCCGACGCGCCCGGATTCGTCCATCTGCTCAACCCAAATTTGGAAATTGTTCGCCGCCGCCATTTCTTCGATGATAGCCCAGGATGCGCTATCAAGTTTCTCCCCTTCGCCGATGCGGAGGACGCGGAGCTTCGGATTCGCCGCCATGCCGATAGCAACCGACGTTTTGAGTTGCTGCGCGGTGCTGCACTGGCTGAATGGGATTCCGTCGAGGGTTATGCCGTCATCGGTTATCGCGAGGCCGGGGACAGGCATCTTAACGCCGTCGAGCAGGGACTTCGTGAATGCGTCGATTGCTGTAAGTTTCGCGTCCACGACTGCGGCTTTATCGGCTGCGGCCGCAGCTTCGGCTTCGGCGGCTGTGAGGTTGTCGAATGCGGCCCTTGACGCAGCGAAAATATTCGCGTCGGCGATTTGTGCGTCAATACCATCGAGGTTGGGGAGAACAAGTCCGCCGAGGTCTGTTTCAAGCGCGGTGATGTCGGATGAAAAGACGGACTGATTTTCCTTCTCGCGCTGAATCTGTCTTTCGAGTTCGCCGACACGTTCCTGTGATTCCGTTAATTGAAGCCGTTTTCTTTCGAGTGACCGTTCCGCGTTCTTTATCAGGTCAATCTGTTCCTGCGCCGTTCTGCGTTCCGCGAGAAGCTTTTCTACGTCCGGGGCGTTGTCTGCATCGTAATCATCGGGGACATGCTGCCGGGCGGCTTCGACGCGGCTTTCCGCTGTCTTTGCATCACGGTTGAGGTCCCGGCGTTTTTCGTAAACCGCCTTTTTCACGTCGCTGATATATCTGAGCGGGTCGGTGATGTCCGAGGGGTCAGCCGCCGCCATGCCGGAAGCGGCCTTGAATGCCGCCCAATCCGGGGCGAGGTCAACGACTTGGAGCAAGGCGCCGCGCTGGTCTTTTTCCGCGAGGAACCGCGCCGGGTCGAAAGTGAATTTGCCGTAAAGCCGGTCAAGCACTTTTTGCGGACTTGGAAAAGCTGCGCCCTCCGCGTCTGTGACTTCGAGGTAATTCCCTTTTTCCGTCCATTTGCGGGTGACAACGAGGTCGCCGAGGTCGAGCGTGACGCTTGCAGTTTTCTCGCCGTCGCGGATAGGCTTTTCGGGGCTTGCATCTTTCCCGCCGAGAGCCGCCCAGATAAGGTCAAGTGTGGAGCTTTTGCCCTGCGCGTTGCGGCCTGTGATTTTGATTACGTTGCCGCGCGGCTCGATTTCGACGGCTTTCAAGCGTTTGAAATTCTCGCCTGTGAGTTTTACGATTTGCATTCCCATTGTCATGCGTTTCCTTTCTTTAACTGGTCGAATTCGCCTTTTTCGACTGCCGCAATGCAGATTTCAATTTCCGCAATCGGCATGGTGTTGAGACTTGCTTCTGTGCCTATGATGTCATGGTGATTGATTCCCTTGCCAAGCCGTTCGTTGACGACGGCGAAGAACTTCTTGCGGAGTTCGTCGCGCTCAAGCGCACTGCCGACTTCGGCCTGCCGTTGCTGTTCTTCGGGGCTGAACAAGTCCGGTTCGGCGGCATCTTTCGGCTTCGAAGCAACCTGTTTCAGTTCTGCAAGAACTTCGGCGAGAGCTTCGTTGCTCATTTCTTTTGTCCCGGTGAATCCGCGCGGGGTGAGCAGCTTCATGAGTTCGCCGTTGCCGCCGAGTGCCTTATTGATTCCTTTTATTTCCGCAATCATCGCCATGCGGGCGGCGTGTTTATCATCCGTCGCATCTTTACCTTTGGGGTCAAGGTCGGTAAACTCGCCATCCTCGATGTCCGGGGCTTTTTCGGGCGTTCCCGCGAGGCTGTCGGCGAGGCGTTCGGCCTGCGGGCGGTTGTCGGCGGGCTGCTCGATTCCGTCGCCTGAAACTTTTGTGGCCGGCGCGGGTTTGTCCGGCTCCGTGTCATTGATTTCCTCCGGGGTGTAAAGCCCCTGTGTTGCCTGCGGGTAGCTCCAACGCACACCGTGAGAAACAGCTCTGGCGTGGAGCATTGATTCAAGAGAATTTTTCCAGTTGTCTTTGCCGAGATATCCGGCGATTTTCGCATCTTCAACGGAGAATGAGGCTGGAACCGTGTTGCCTTTGGGGTGCGAGAAAACACCCGCGCAGCGTGTCGCGTCGTGCTGTTCCCAAACGACTTTCCCGCCTGTTTCCTGGAACACCGCCAACATCGCCTCTGCCGACATACTGATTTTGTCTTTGATAACGTGGTACCGCGTCGGGGCGTAAATTGGATTCACGCCGTCGGCGTGAGCGCGAAGCATGAGGATGGTTGTTTTGTTCACGTCGTCCGTGCCGAACAGCCGGGACTGCGCCGCGATTTTGGCAACCGCTTGGATGTCGTTTAGCGACTGATAGATTGCCATTGCCGCGCCCGGTTCAATCTTTTCTAATGCCTGTGTTTCGTTTTCGTTGCTCATTTTGAGTTCCCTTTCTTGTAATTTTCGCTTGTTCTGTGCCCCGCAATGCAGTGGATAAATTCCGATAATCCGTACTTGGCAATTTCCACGGCTATGTTGCAAGCCTCTTCCGCCAAGTCACGCGAGAAATTCAGCATGTTGCGCGTCTGTTCGTGCGATTCGACTTCCTGAAAATACTTTGTGCGCCAGTCGGTTACTATCGCTGTGCATTCGCCCTGATGTTCCATGAGTTGCAATCCTCCTTATTAAATCCCGTCAAAATCAATCTCTTGCGGGCCTTTTGCTATCTCAGCTAAAATAACCGTCTCCGCTTCCGTCTTTGGCTTCCGTGAGCCTTTCTTCCTGCCGCCTCTGGCTCCGTAGTACCGGGCCGAATAACAGGTCAGAATCTTCATTATGTCCTCGGCCAGTTCTTCTTCGTACTTCTTTTCCCGGTCGTTTATTATCTCTATTTCCACGCCGGAATACTTGCAGATAAGCCATAAATACTCGTATCCAAACCGGGCAAGCCTATCTTTGTATTCAATCAGAATCCGTTCCACGCGCCCCTCGAAGATAAGCCGGACAAGTTTGTGCAGTCCTTTGCGCTTCTCATTTATGCCGCTCGAAAGTTCTTCGATTATCTCGTAGGTGTATTGCTTGCCCTGCGCGTGTTCGATAAGCCGTTGCTTCTGACGTTCAAGGTTTTCCTTCTGCTTTTGCGTGGAGCATCGGGCATAAATCATTGTCACTTTATCGTAGGCTTTCTTGCGCTCGACGCCAGTAAACTCGTCAAGGACTTCGCGCTTGAAGCGTCTGTGACCGCCGTTGGTTTTGTAGCACTTTATCTGCCCGGAATCGGCCATGTGCTTCAGGGTGTTGATTGAAACACCCAAGTATTCCGAAGCCTCTGTTATTCTCATTTGATCTCCATGCAATAACTGCATTTTTTCTTATTGATATTTTTAACGCACCTGTGTCTACAGGCTTTATCATCGCAGCTTTTGCAACATTTACTTTGTTGATAAACCGGGCATGTGTCGATGGTGCAGACGTATTCAGACGCTTCTGTTATTCGCATTTATCACCATATCCCATTTTCAACAAGAACAGTTTTAAGAACGTACCATGCAAGCCCCGCCATTGTAGGTAAGACTCCATTTCCGCATAATCGGAGTTCGTCCACCCTACTGGTATACCCATAAGCGTTTCTACCCAACGAGGGTTCAGAAGGAAGGAGCCAGTCTTTATTACCGGATTGCTTATCCTTGACGTTGACCGTTCGTGGAGGTTCCCATCCATATTGAGATTCGCCGTCTCGCGCAGGCCAAATTCTGTTCTCGCAACCCGGCGACCTAATAAGCAGTTTTCTGGAACATTCGTCATATTGCCAACATCTTTGTAGTCCCTTGTCGTCGGGGTGCGCCAATTCTTTACTGCGGTCGATAGACCGTCGCCCGAATTCGGAGTCAATCCCTTGCGATTGTTGTTGCCGTTGACCGTTGCCGTCGGCCAATCGTGCAAGGATAAAGATTCTTTCTCTTTTTTTGTGCGGGGCTTCCACGTCGGGCGCTCGGAAACAATCCCACGTCGCATCATACCCGATTTTGGCAATGTCTCGTAGCAGGATGGGGAGTCCGTGTTTTTTGAATCCGGACACTTCCTCAAAGAACAAAATTCGGGGTCTGATTTCTCCAATGATTCTATAGATTGAAGGCCATATCCATCGAACGTCATCAACTCCCCGCTGTTTTCCAGCACAACTAAACGGTTGACACGGGATTCCCGCAGTAATGCAATCCACCAATCCTCGAAGGCGGGGTATTCGGAAAGTTGAAACGTCAGACCATTGAGGTTTTTCATCCATGAATATTTTTTGATTCTTTTTGACCATATTTGCAACGGGAAATATTTCTCTCTCCACGCCACAGATATTTCGATAAGTGGGTTCAACAAGGGACAGCCCAAGACCAATTCCGTCGTATCCTTCGCAGAGTGCGATTGTGTCAAGTATTTTTTCGGGATAGAAAGCCACAAGAGATTATTTTCCTTTCATGAATGGGTTTTGTGCGCACAGGTTTTCTTTATCTTCAACGTATTGCCAGTAAATTCTATCTCCCTTTCCGCGCATCCTTTTTGACACTTTTTCGGAATCAAACTTACAGTCGGGATTAACAAACTGCGTTACTGTTTTAATCCCATGTTCGTCTATTTTCTCTTCTGAGCAGCATCCGCAAGGATGATATTCAATATTTCTATTCGGTTCCATCTGCTTACCCCTTTTCTGAAATTCCGGCAGAATCGCTTCTGTCCGGTTACTTGTCTTTCTTGTCTATTTCCCGCTGTATCTTCCGTTCTTCCGTCTTGTTTATCAACACCGCTATGTGCGCCTGCGCGTCATCCCAAAGTTTCTGCATCTCGTTTACCGTTAGGTCGTGGTCGAGCGGTTCGTTGAAATAAACCTTTTCCCCGTCCAGAACCCAATATTCTCGCGTTACTTTTGTCACCTTCATTTTCGTAGTCACTCCTTATTTTAGCTATTATCAGCCTGAAAGTCAAGCGGTTTTAACTTATTTTAACCGTTTTTGTTGGGAATTAGTTAGCGGTTGATACCTCCCCCTCTAAGTCGGTTTTATTCATCTTCAGAAATACTTTCTTTTCCCATGCGGTATTTGATGTCGTAGTAGTTTCATGTCTGTAAAGTTTCCCCTGCGCCTTCTCCCAGACGTATTCCCGCTGAAACTCCGGAAACACGAGGTCGAGCTTCTCAATTCCGTCTATCAGTTCGCGGATGGTCATTTCACATCTCCCTTGTATTGTCATGCGATTGTATCGTTTTGCCGCTTACTATTTTATTAATGTCATCATACATAATCGTGTTAAAATACCAGAACGATTGTGGTGGAATGAAATTAGGGAATACCACCTCTGGTTCAACAGGATTTGCAAACAACATTAAGTCCTCGATTTCAATAGCGTATCCAATTTTAGTTCCTTCGTAATACTGAAAAAACTCGCTCTTTTTAATACCCGCAGCACTTTTAAATGTTTTCCACAAGTTCCCCGGCGTATCCTCAACAACACTTCCGATAACAAATGCCCCCACAAGCCTCTTTTCAGGTGAAGACGCATATATCCATACTTCTTTGACCTCTTTCTTAAAAGCAGTTTTTCTGAACTCGTATTTTTTACGCCCCGCTATTATTTCATCAATATACTTTGGCTTAATGGACAGTAAAGCGTTCATCAATTCCTCCTTTAATCTCTGTAGTCCGTGAATCTGAATCTGCGCTGTCCGTTTTTAGCGGCTTTCCACGTCGCCCGCCCGGTTGCGCATTGAATCCCGTCATGCTCGCCGATAAGTTTCTTTAGCTGCTGTTCGTGAAATGTTTTCTTGCGCTCTGCCGTCGCCACGGTTGCCGTGTAGTCCGCGAGTTTTTTCATGTGTTCCTCGGCGGCTTCATCGCCTGGTATCATGCCGAGCGTGTTCCGGGGGAAGAGGCTTTGTAGATACGCGTCCGCGCCCTCGCTGCCGTCGAGTTCCGGCGGGACTTGGGATAGGACGTGATTGTCCCAAAAACTGCGGCAACGCTCTATCAGCGCGGCTTCAAGCCTCTCGTTGCGCTCGACGTGGAAGACAGCCAGCGTGTTTGTGCCGAATAATACCGCGAGGTCAGCCCACGGCAAGCCCGTCAAGGCCATGTACCACGCAGTTTGAATCAGATAATGTTCGGGAATTTCGTCGGTTCCCTCTGCGCCGTAATCGTGCCGGAACCATGATTGCGCGGTTTTCGCTTCGAGAACGCCGACGGCGATCCCCGCATCATTAAGGATAAGCCGGTCAACGCTGCCGCCGCGCCATGAGTCAACGGAATCAAAAACGGTTTCAACCTCTTGCAGCCTGTAGCCGGTGCGCTCGGCGTAAAGTTCGCACACAAGCCCTTCGAGGGCGGTTCCGCAGCGGACAACAACCGGCGGGTCTTGCATTTCCGGCGCGAGCCCCATTTTCCGTTGCCAGACATCGAACGCCGAGCCGAACGGAGAGCGGCCTACTATCATTGCGGCATCCGGCCCGCCTATGTATGTTCGTCGGTCGCGGCTCATGATAGTGCCTTTCCTATGGCCATGCCGCGAATTTCCGTGAAAGCTTTTGAAAGAGATATGCCCTTCATTGCCGCATAGTTCATCGCCCCGGTCAGCACTCGCGCGCCCATTTCCGAGACTGCGGAAACAACCTCTTCCGATGTCGCCGCAAGCTTGTAGCCGTCCTGTCCGCTGATGATGATAATGCCCTTGGGCCGCAGCACTTCTACAATCAGCCTGCGGATAGTGCGCTCATGTAGTTCCGTAATGGCTGACAGTTCTTTCACGCGCATCCACTTACCGGATTGCTCAAGCGCATCGACAATCTTTTTAGCGTCTTGTGATATTTTTATTTCGAGGTCAAGCGTAGTCTGTGGCATGGCGTTTCTCCCCCTCATTTTGTGTTGCTCTCTCCGGTTGGCGATTCCGCGAACGTGTCACCCGCCAGAGCGACACGTCGGACGCAAGCGTCAATCTCAGGAGGATGAGAGTCAATCGCTTTGTGTGTCCCGGCTGCGCTTGTACGCATCGAGAGCGCGGTCAAACGAGGTAGGCCATGCGATAGCCGTAATCATCGCGGATATGCAGACCACGCCGACCACGATCAGCCAACACGCGGGCGACCAGTGCGATATTGTGCGCTTGTAGATTTCACCCGCAAACGCTGCCGTGCAGAAGGCTGTAAATAGTGCGGCCCCTATTCCGATGACGTAGAGTTTTTCTTTGATTTTCTTCATGGTGTCGCTCCTTAATATTCGATTGTCGCCCTGCCGGGTCCGCCGGTGATTCTGATTTTACCTATTCCGCCGACGCAGCTATACCTGTATCTCGATGGTATGTTTATTGTTCCGCCTCCGCTGAAAGTCAGGGTAAGCGGTTTGTTTTCTGTGTGTATTGCAAAACTCGTTACCTTGTCCGTCTTAATTGTTTTCCCGCGCTTCCAAGTAAAGGATTTGATTTTCTTCATGTTTATTCACCCTTCGCTTTCGCAATTGCGGCGCGGAGTTCACGCATTGATTGAGGGATATTATTAGCTGTTTGCAGCGATTCGTATGCCATTCCCGCCGCCGCCAGCAGGTCGTCAAAACTGTTAACGACGTGCGCGATGTGTGAGGCGTTATCGATTGCTTCCGAACTAATCACACGTCCCTTATTGCATCGTGCTATTTCTTCGTCTTTGTCACTGTAAATAGTTCCACTTGCCGCTGTCCATTTTCCCGGTGTTATCATTTCGATTCCTCCTCAATCACCGCGTCGATTTGGTCGCGCAGTGATTTGTATTCCTCGATGCTGAAATTTTCTGAACCAAACAAAACCTTTTTAGGAGTTTCATCTTCCAGCGCAATCGAAAATAGCATATTCCCTATCGCGCATACATTTTTGAATGTTTCAACCGGCTCCACGATGCGGAATTTATGCCTGAAAAAACATGTTGTAGCGCTAACGCCCCGCCATGTGTTTTCTTTTGAGTTGATACGATATTGAAGCTCTCCGCTGATTCGGTAGCGATATTTGGGATCGTTACTCTCGGTTATTTTCCCCGCCAACATCACGGTTATCGCCTCGCCCGGGGTCAGCGGGTACGGTTCAAGTTTAGATGCTTCAAGCTCGGCTTTCATGCGCACACAATGCAAGAAGTCCGGATTGCCCCTATGGTGACTGCATTGGGCGGCATGCTCATAATGGCTATCGCACCACTCGCACACCGGGTCAAGCGGCTCTTTGGTTTCTGATTTGTCCCTGATATTGGAGTAGCCGAAACAGTCGCCACTAAGCGGCTCTTCGACAACCACGAAGCGGCAGTTGGCGTAACCGGGATAGGTGATAAAACATAATCCTGTCGAATAAAATCTATCTTCACCCGGCAGCTTAAACTGATGTTCGGTATTTTGGGGGTCAGCCCTTTGTTTGCTCGTCAAACGCGCCATTAGGCCGCTTTCTTTTCCTTCCACGCACTCAACCGTCTTGCCCTTCTCCATCTCCGCATAGGCTTCATCGCGGGACATGGTTTTGCGCCATACATGTTCGGGGCAATCAAAGCCAACCGGAGCCGTAAGGCCGCAGCTTTTTTTATCACATGTGTTACAGCTTTTGCATAGTTCGCTCATTTGTTACCTCTTTTCTCCGTGAGGCTTGCTATTCCCTCAGCAATCCATTTTCTTAACAGATCGCTTTTGCTCATTTTGACTTTCGCCGCAATCTTTTCAATCTTGCGTCCCGTTTGCGAGTCAAGCCTCACGGTTATGGTTTCATTCTTATTCATCTATGTGTCTCCCTGTCTGTGACTATTGTAATACGTTTGTAAGACAATATCAAGGGGGTATTTAAAAATTGTTTTAATATTTCTAAAACACTTAGCGGCAATTAAAAATCCGCTCCTTGCCTTGCCATGCCGCGCCTCTCCGCATCTTGCCAATCCGGCCCTTGTAAACCACGCCTCGCCAGACATCGCATCGCCCAACATTGCCAATCACTACCACGTAATCCTTTCCCCGCCCATCCTGTGCTTGCCCAGCCAATCCATTCCAGACTACGCCCAGCTATGCCCTGCATTGCCTTTCCTTGTAATCCTCGCCATGCCAAGCCATGCCTCTCCCATCCGGGCCTCACCCTTCCCCTTCTCCTTTTATATTTTTGCTTATTGATTACCTGTAGTTAAACCCTATGCCCTCATGTCGCTGTCCATTTGTGGAATCCGTGCAGCTTTGGCAACAGCCGGATTTACCTGTTACATTATCCGTGCAATGCGCCCCACACGGACACGCATTCGGCAGGCCATCGCCCTTGATGCTGACCATGCCGGAGTTGTTATTTGCTTGTATCCCGCTCTGTGATATTCCCGCGCTGTTGAGTGTGACCGTGACTGTCCCGTTTGTTTTACCGGGGTTGTAGAGGATATTGGCGCACACGATAGCAACCGGCCTCGCCGTGTAATCTGCCGGTTTGTGCGACAGCGCATAGTTCCAGCCGGTAGCGTGTTTGCCATCGGATACAGAGCAATCCAACCCGTCAACAAACATGCTGTTGAATTGTTTATGCGCGTTTGCCCTAATTTTTCCCGCGCAGGCCGCATCCGATAAATCACATGTCGGGAATGACAGCCCGGACGCGATACTATTTTGCAGACTCACAGCATCGCATTCCCTGCCGGACGGGAACACGCTCGGCAAACCGTTAGGATACGGGGCTTTGCAGTTCGGCGATCCCGCGCCGCAGCGGTTGATAATCGGCTCAAGACTCGCGTAGTCTTTTATCAACGCCGGTTCTCTGTCCGGGTAGCCGCCGCATTCTTTCGCCATGATGTCCACAGCATTCTTGAGTTGGAACACCCGCGATATTCCAGCCCGAACAGTGTTCATATTGCGGATTCTCATTGTTGCGCTTGTCCCGCCGATGATGAGCGTCAAAACAATCGCCATCACAACCATCAATTCAATGTACGTCATGCCTTTATTGTTTCTCATTTTTCTCGCCCCCATATTTTATTATGATTTCTTCAAGGAAATCATTTAACTCATTTTCGGTTCGGAAAACATAGAATGCCGGATGTTCATTGATAAAACGGATTATCAATTCGCCGTCTATCGTACAATATTGAATGCTTTCAATTTGTTTACAGTGATAGATTTCTGCGGAAAAACCTGTAAATTTTCCCGTGTTATGATTCCAGCTCGTGTTTACTGTTGCGCAAAACGCTTCATCGCCCATATTGACATATCCGCGCGGAGCGTCTTTCATGATTGTTCACCCTTTTCCTCGGCATATCGCTGTTCAACGATTTCGCCGAGAAGTTTATAAATGCTCTTATTCTCACTCGCGGCCTCGGCCTGTAGTTTGTAGTATGTCGGCTGTGAGGCGCGAAAGTACACCATGCGGGATTTGTTCGCATTCGGTTTGCGCCCGGCTCCCGGTCGTTTGCCGCCGTGCATTTTAGGTTCGGTCATTTGTTTTTCCTTTCATGCGCACAGTTTTAGTAATTTGCGCTCCACAAGCGTGCCTGCTGCGTCCGCCATGTCGTAAACGTAATCTACTGCGGATTCAACATCAAACGGCTCCAAACGCGCATCCTCTATCATTTCCCGCAAATACCACACGGAGCTATCACGGTGCCAGTTGCCCTTAGATACGGCCTTGAGCGCAAGTCTGATTTGTTCGGTTGTCATTTGTTTCACCTGTGTAGTTATTCCGTCATGTCTTTCTTTGCTTTATTCTTGACCGCATTGATTTTGTCAAACGACATATCAAGCGCAAAGTGCATACAGTGGTCATTCTCTAAATCAAGGATGTTTACCGCTCTCGCAATGCGCTTTCCGCGTTCTTCGGATGATGGATTTTTCATTTCTTTGTCAGGTTTTCAAGTTCTTTTTTATAATTTGGTTCGGGCATTGTTGTAGTCTCCAGTGTGGTATAACCGCTCAATTCTGCCCGCGCGGGGCAGGGTTCAGGGGTTAAATGGTTATATTTTTAGGTTTTCTTATTATTTCCTTAATCCCTCCGGGCCAATTTATTTTTACAGAAAACACGATATTGGTCTTTAGTCCTTCAGCCGTTACCTCATAATAACTTGTCACATTGTTGGACACGACTTCTTTAGTGACGAATCCATAGTATGTAGGGATAACATATCTTGTATTACCATCTCTCCAAACATCTCGCGCCGCTTGTTTTAAAACGTCTATTATGTGTAATCCTTTTTTCATTTTCCCCTACCTCTTTTCTTTTATTTTCGATCCCGCCGGTTGATTACCGGTCGAAGGCGCGTGATGCGGAGCTTAATAGCGTTGATCGTCTTGTCCGTCGTATTCATGCTCCATGTGCCACCCCTTTATTTTATATAACCGCTCAAGACTGCCCCCGTAGAGGCAGGGTTCAGGGGCTAGATTATTCAATTACTCCACTACGCCACGCTTGCGCAGCAATGTTGCCAGTTTTTCTTCAATCGTTTCAGCTTGCTCTGCGCCATAGTCTGTGATTATGTTTCCCTTGTGGCATTGCGCGCTGATATATAGCAACGCATCCAGCATGGCATCATTGCCTTTGTCATCTAATCCTCTTCCTGTTGTCTGATACATCGTTCCGTCCTCTTTTCTTTTTTTTATCGCCTTGGTATTTTTCCACAAGGCTTTTTACAAAATCCCGTAAACTCATTCCGTATTTCGACGTATTCCACCCCAAAAACTCTTGAGAGTGTGATCCCTCGAAATAACCGAACGGGGTAAACAGGCAACGCTCATATCTGATTTTCATCATCAGGGTTTCTACGGTTTCTGCAATATCGATACTGTTCTTGGAGTGAACATCTATTATGCGAGTAAAATCGTTTTCCTGATTTTTGCTTTCTGTTTCTTTGAATTCTACCCTCATGTTTGCCCCCCCCGATGTCTTAGTATTTATCTTGCCCTTACACCCTGATTATACCCACTGTCTTGATTGCTGTCAAGTGTTTATCAAAATAAATTTAGATTTATTTTTCTGGGGTTGATACGCTCATTGTAAATACCTATTGACAGCAATACCTATTAGTATATAATATACATATAAATCATATCGAGGTGAAGAATGCCGTCACAATCAAAAATCACAATATCTGTAACAAGCGAATTGCTCCACGAACTCAAAGTGTTTCGCGATGTTTTGAATATCAGTGAGATATGCCGGGATGCAATCCAGACCCGCATTGACGCGTTGAAGCGCGGGCGGGACGGGGTATCCATCAACAAAACGGAAATCATCAATAGGCTTAGAGCAGAGCAAGAATTATTGAATAAAGCCGATATTGATGTTGGCTTTGCTCATGGATATGAACATTGCAAAATTCTCGATATCTCAAGAATCGTGCGAATAACAAGATTATCCGGTGATACCGGATTGTTTGAACATGCGGCGCACCAAAAATGGCTATGGGCTATTATCGATGAGCGTATCGACACACTCGGAAGACCACCCATCGACGAAACAAAATATGCCACAGGTTATGTCAAGGGCGTAACATCCTTTTGGAACGATATTAAATCGGAACTTTAATAACGCTCAGCCCTCACGCGCACGCACGCGCCCTATATCTTGTTTATATATACTAATCTTGCATGTATGTAGTTAATTACTTATGCTATATACTATTACTTAATACAGTTATCTCTTTTAACCTTATATTAATATACTAAGATAATAAGCATTATGGTTATTGTTATTAACACGCTCTTGTTAAGATGTGTGTATCGCATTATATATACTTGTATGTTTATGTATAGTATTGTTGTTATGTCTGTATCTGTAATGCGTAAGGGTATAATCATATACCTATCTTTTCTATCCTTCTATTATATATGCGATATGATTGTAAGTGATTCTATCAGTAATCATCATTGTTCTAATTATTCTAATCATCATCATTTCATCTATAATCATTTCAACTCAAATCATTATTACTGTAATCATTAGGGCTTAAACAATTAGAGTTAGAATCATTTCAGTCGAAACTATATTATCTTCTGTTTGTAATGGATAATGTGCGCGCCCCGCTGATTCGATGTGGTATATCTCACGCCCTGCCCCTAATATGGCATTAAATAATAGTGTTTTTCTAATTTATCGTAACTTACTTGCGTTATCATCCAAATAGGGCAACCGCAACCAAAATGGCCTATTTCGAGCATAATTCATAACCATAAATAACAGTATAACGGTTATGCGACGTTGTAAACTTGTTTTTATGTATGTTTAATGCACCAAACTTATACAGCAAGCAACGTTGCGTATTATGAGGGTGACAATATGAGCGCAATAGACTCAAGGATATAATTTGCTAATTGGATTAAAACGCAAGCGACGGCGGCAAAATTATCGGAGTACCGTCAATCGCTGTGCGCTGTACCCTCATTTTGAATTTTTCACCATTTTGAAAAGTTGGCCTTACCTGCTGATAATGATTCTAACTCGAATGATTCGGCATGCGAATTATTTTTTATGCAAATGATTGCAAACGGAATTAAAGTGTGTTATTGTGGGGTATAGATGTTTCTGGACAGAAGCGGAGGAATCAGCTTGCCGGGAACGAAGGAAGAAAAAGCGATACAAGTAAATCCAGAGGCTGGAGTGTGTGAGATACCGGCCTCATTTTGCATTGGGGATAATGCTGCGGGAGCCGTGTTGTGTGGGCTTGGTGTGACGTGGGGCAGCGAGGATACGCAGGTTGAATGGACTGTAGAGACGTTGACGGCGGCGCATGTGTTGGCGAACTGCGGGACGGCGCGAGAAGCTGCGGCAATAGCTGGGGTTAAAGAGGTTGAAGTGTTGGAGTGGTGCCGGAGCCGTGAATTTGTGGAGCGGATAACGCATGAGATTGAAAACGGCGGGGTTGCGAACCTGACCGGGCAGCTTGCCGGGTTGAACCTGATACATAACGAGCTGATCGCGGAATTTAAGCGTAGGCAAAACAGCGGAGAGCTGATACAGCTTGATGGGAAAGACTTAATCCGGGAAATCAGGGCGATAGGGCGTGAGGCGAGGTCGGTAAAGAATGCGAAAGCCGGGATTAACAGCGGGAACGGTATTAGTCACCTGACGATACAGTTTGTGCAGACGGTACAGGATAAAAGCCCGACAGAGTTGAAAAAAATGATTGAGCAGCAGAATGAGCTATTGAGGCTTGCCGAGGAAACCGCGCAGAACGCCGATGACGACGTAATCGACGTGGAATGCATTACCGTTGAGGAAACCCCGGCAGATGGCGCGGTAGATAGCACAGAAGGCGAAGCGTAACCGTGGCAAATAATAATAGAAACCAACTTGAACGAGCCGCGCTGACAAATGAGACAGCGTTGATAGCCGCTGCGCGTGTAAATCGCGATGTGTTCAAAAGCTATGTCCTGAAAGACGATGATGGCCGGGACATCCGGCAGGGCGAGATTCACAAAAGCTGGTCGAAGCATCAGGAACTAACGGCGAGGCTGAAAAAATACTGCGGAATCATCGCCCCGTGGGGACATGGGAAAACGGAACAGTGTGTTATCGGGGATACGCTTTTTGACTTGGCGAGAAACCCGAACTTGAGGATAAAGATAATCTCGAACAGCGACGCGAATGCCCGGCTGCGCGTTGTGAGCATTCGAAAGTACATCGAAAGCAGCCCGGAGTTTCATCGCGTGTTTCCCGAAATCCAGCGGGATATGTCGGGGGCGTGGAACGACCATCAGCTTTTTATCAAGCGTGAGGGCTACTCGAAAGACCCGTCGATTGAAGGCAGCGGCATATTTTCAAGCGGTATCGGCGGCAGGGTTGATAAACTTGTTTTCGATGACCCGGTTGATTTGAAAAATGCGATACAGGAACCCGGAAGCCGTGTGCGAGTCATTGAGGCTTCGAAACAAACGTGGCTATCCCGTCTTGACCCGCGTGAAGGCAAGCTGAATTATGTTCAGGTGCTTTGGATAGCAACCGTTTGGCATGTGGATGATGCGACTTGTGCGTGGGTTATGAAAAATAGCGAATTTAACGTAATGATTCAATCGATAAACGAGGAAATGACCGCGATAGAAAGCCGCATCGGTAAAGAAAGCGTTCCAAAGCTTATTGGCTTGTGGAGTCCTAAGTTTGACAGCGAGGGCATAGCCAAAAAGCGCAGGGAACTCGGAGAAGCGGCTTTTCAGCGTGGTTTTAGAAATCGCCCGTGGAGTGATGACGATATCCAGCTCCGCAGTTTTGCGGGTTGCCTCGATGAATCCATGACCCCGCAAGATGCGATTAAACAGCTTGGCAAAAACTGGCGCATTGTGTCCGGGGTGGACGTTGCCGGGCGCAGCCGCGCGGGATTTGCGATATTTACCGGGGCCGTGTGTGTCGAGGGCGATAATGCGAATGTCAAGATTCCACTGGACATCCATTATGCGCAGGGCGGCGACGCGGCTATCAATTATTGCCTTAGAGTGCAAAGCGAATTACACCCGGAAGTGTTCATGGTTGAATGCAACGCCACACAGGAAAGTTTTATGGGCTGGCTGCAAACATCCGGCAAAGGCAACATCCTGACAGAGCCATTTATGACCGGCGCGCAAAAAGCTGACCCGTCAATCGGAATCCAGAGTCTTAATATTGAATTTGCAAATAGATTGTGGGTGTTCCCGATAAAACACCTCGCCGACCACGACCGAGGTATATGTCAGTGCGGATGGTGCCGGTTGATACGTGAAATCAGTTGTTACCCGGCATACGAAACATCGGACGGCTTAATGGCATTGTGGTTCGCGCGTGAGCGCATGCGTGGGGGACAATCGCTGGCAGAGCTTATAGCGGGCATTAAAGGATTCGGAGAGCGCACAGCAACAGGCGGGCCAAGCATGCCCGCTGAAATGCGGCCTGTGAGTTTGCGAGTAATCCCCGGTGGACGTTCTGACATTGGAATATCGAATAGAAATCCAATTTCCGCAATGGGCGGCGATTGGTAAACGATAGAGGAGGCAAAATAAAATGACAGACGAAAAAAACAAAAAAACAGATGATGAAACAGGCTTTGAGCTTGTGCCGGAATCCACGGAGCCAGAAATCAAAATATCTGAACCGCCAGATTGTGTGATTAAGGGCATGTGCGAGGCTTACAAAGAAATCATGGATATGATGCGCGCGGCGTGCGCTCGAAACGGCGTTGACGTTGACAACATAGACGCGGCGGGCATGGCTGATTTGTCTTGCGCGATTCAGGAACTCGAAAGTCTGTGCAGCGAGATAATGACCTCCGCGACCGGAGGCGGAAACCATATCGGCTTTGTTCGCGGAGTTGTTTCTACAATCGTGTTGTCTCCAGTTCGTGAAATGGTTGAAAAAATGCGCAGAATCGACCGCGACCGGCGCGCGGGATAATCGCGAGAGGTAATTGTTGATGTTACAGGGAACAATATTAGGGCCAACCGGAAAACCCGTAAACGCCGTTGAAAATACAGGCGGTGTTCCCTATTTCAGCCCGCCTAATAATCCCCTTATCGGCCCCATTGATAGCCGCAGCCTGCAACAGGACGGTAGTTATTTGTTCCGGCCCCTCGGCATGGATTCAGAAGCCGTAATGTATCGCGGGCATTTATTTTTCCCAAACCCCGACACCCTAATACAGAAATACGGCGTTGACATCTATACAAAAATGATGCGCGAGGTCGAGGTCAAGAATGCTGTCAACTCAAAACGCAATGCCGTCATTGCATCACGCGGCGAAGTGATACCCGCATCCAGTGAAACACAGGATTTAGATATTGCCGATTTTGTGCGTTGGAATTTTGCGAGTATGACCGGGTCGGTTGAAGATTTTATCTTTGAATGCTTATCGTCAATAGCTTATGGCTATTCCGTGACGGAAAAGATTTACAAAGTATGCAAAGATGAACCGTATAAGGGATTTTATGTCCTGTCAATGCTGAAAAGCAAACATCCCGACGATTACGAGTTTGTAACAGATGCGTTTGCGAACATAACCGCGATAATGCTGAAAAATAACTCGGTTTTATCGTGCGATATTCCTTTGCCGCCAGATAAATTTGTAATCCACACATATAACCCATCATTCGGCTGGCCTCACGGTACAAGCGACCTGCGCGACGTATATAAGCATTATTGGAGCAAAGACTTCCTAATGAAGTGGTGGAATGTCTATATGGAGACATTTGGAATGCCGCTCCGGGTTGCAAAATATCCCAAGGGCGCATATCCCACAAGTGATAGCGGCAACAATGCAAGCCAGAACCAGCTTCAAGACGTATTGCAAAGCATTATGAATAATACCTGTATCACGCTCCCGGCTGACATCGAATTGGAGTTAAAAGAGGTCACGCTTGGCGGTGCGGTTGCGTTCCAGAAGGCAATTGAATACCACGATAAAATGATTAAGACAGGGATTCTTGGCGAAACCCTGACAAGCGGCACGGGCGGCGCGGGCGGTTCGAGTTATGCGCTGGGTAAAGAACACAGCGAGACAAAAGAAGATGCTGTAGAGAGATTGCGGACTACAATATGTGATTCCGTAATGTTTGAGCAGATTATCAAACAGCTTGTCGATATTAATTACCCCGGTGTGAAGCGGTATCCGCGTTTCAGTCTTACTCCGCGCTCGGCGAGATTTACCACATTCACGGCGGCTGATATTGTATCGCTAAAGAGCATTAACTTTATTCAAGAAGCTGACTTCAATATGCTGCGCGACAAAATGGGTTTACCCCCGATGGCGGCGGTTGAAGAAATCGAAGAGCCGGAAATGATTGATGTAACACCCACGGCAGATGAAGAAGCCCCAAAAGACGATACCGAGGAAATTGCAAAAGAACCAGAAAACGAGAATATTAAACACGCCAAATCCGCAAATGGATTATATCGCGCTCCTAACAAATATGAAAAGCGCGTTGACTTCGTAAAAATGGCTTCCGATATGGACGCGGTTGACGAACGGCTTGTAAATGACTTATCGGCGATTGTAATGTCGATGAAGGATAAAATGCTTGCGTATCTACCAAAGATATTCAAGGGCAACACGGTTGCAATGAAAGACATCGAGGGATTAAAGCTAATCGGGCTTAAAGACTTCGCCACAACGATAGAAAAAACATACAATGAAGTTGCATTACAGCAAAAAGAAATAGCATATAAAGAAATCGGCGGCATGATGGAATTTGCCAAGTCCGATAACATAGACGATACAGATATAAGCATGACGATGGTTGATAGCGTTGTCCCGGCGGCGGAAATAGCGCAGTTGCGCAACTGGAAAGCCACGGGCAACTTCAAAGCCATGAAGGCGTGGCGTGCGCGTAAGGCTTTGGAGCTTGCGGGCAACGTAGAAGCGCAAGCATTCTGGATTACCGACATTGTAAAGACGAATATTCTGCAAGCCGTCAAAGGCCAGTTGATTGCAGGAATTCAAAGCGGCGCGGATGTAAATTCAATGATGAAATCCGTAGGCGGAGTGTTTGAAAAATATATCGCGCGCGGAGATATTCAAAACGAAGCTCTTGCAAGCGCGCCCCGGCTGGAAACCATTGTCCGCACAAACACATCTCGCATATTCACTACCGCGAGGGCGCAAGCATTCCGCGAGGGCGCGGCGTCGGGCGAATTCCCGGCACAAGAATATTCGGCAATACTGGATGACCGGACGTGTGAAGAGTGCGTCGCGCTTGACGGCAATGTGTATCCAATGGATGACCCCATATGGGGAACGATAACGCCGCCGATACATTACAATTGCGGCTGTCAAATTGTGGCAGTCCACGCCGATGATGTTCCGAAAGAGTGGAGCGCACAGCCGGACATATCGAAAATCAGTACAGAATTCGGGGGAACGGGATAATGCCATATCAGAATGAACATGCGGCGAGAATCAATCCCGCTGAAAAATACAAAGAGTTTCGCCGCGTAAATGATAAATTTGCGCCCGGCATTGATGTTGTTTTCGGAATACTCCCCGATGGCGGAACAGAAATACACGCAATCCATTTCAAGGCCGATAAATTTACAGAAGCGCCGGCGCGAAAATGGCTGAAAGATAATGACTTCAAGCCGATAGCTTTTGAACCGGCGGAACCCAAACAGGAACATGCTAAACTTGAAACCGTTGACCTGTTAGGCGAAGAAGTTTTCAGCGCGGGCAAGTGGACAGCCACAAACGGCAAAGCACGCGCTTACAGTGTTGACGATTTAAAGAATATGGCTGATGCGGCGAATGAGACAACGTATCGCAATAAGCCGCTTAAACTCGGACACAACAACGAGCAGAAAGCATTGAAAGACGCTGGCTATTTTGGTGATGGCGCGCCCGCTGCGGGATGGATGAAGAATTTCCGCGTACAGGGCGAGAAACTAATTGCCGATTTTACGCAAGTCCCAAAAGTAATCGCAGACTTGATTAAAGGCGGCGCGTATAAACAAAAGTCTCTCGAAATATGGGACGATTTTAAAGATGAAGCATTGAATAAGGTTTACAAAATGATGCCCTGTGCGGTTGCCTTGCTCGGCACGGAACTTCCGGCGGTATCAAATCTCAATTCGCTTACAGCATTGTACTCAATCTGCGAAAGCTCCCCAGCGACGCAGTTTCTATTTCAGGTTGCCGACGCGCAAACTGACAAACCAGAAAACAAGGATGGTGATAACATGACACCCGAAGAAATTAAGGCGCTACAGGATGAGAATGCATCCATGAAAGACGAATGCAAGAAACTCAATTCCAAAGTTGCCGACCTCGAAAAAGCCAATCACGCAAAGGCCGAAGAGGATGCCGCGAAAGACAAGACAATCGCAGACCTCGAAAAAGACAAAGCCGATTTGGGAACCGCGCTGCACGCGAAGAACGAAACCGCCGATGCGACTGTCAAGTCGCTTACAGAGCGGGTCGAATCGCTTACAAGCCAGATTGTGGAATTCTCGAAAACCGCAGCCGATGCCAAAGCCGCAGAGCGTGAAGCATTTCTGTCCACACACGCTGACAAACTGACTCCGCTTCAGAGGATAGCCTATTCGCGCACACTCGAAGCCGCAGCGACCGCCCCGGAGTTTTACAAGTTCTCAAAGGGCGATGGCTCTGGCGAACTCACAGGCGAAGCCGCAGTCCGCGCAGAAATCGAAACGCTGCCCACAAATCCGCTGCTTGTCGAACACGGCAAGACAGAGGAAAAGCGTACCGCCGCAGACGCAAGCGCGAAAATCACGGCATATTGCAAGGCCAACGGCCTTGACGAAAAAAAATCTGACGATTACCGCACAGCCGTAAAGGCCACAATGTAATCGTTTCAACCGAAAGAAGGTGAATTTATAATGGCCGAACAAGACATCCTGTCACAGTCAACATGCACTAACAACGAAGCATCCGCCACAATCGAGAAATACCGCGTGGTTTGTGCAGACCCCTCCGATAATGAAGGGGGCAAGCTTCCCACAGCCGGAACCGACCCGGTAATCGGAATTTCACAGGTCAAGGCTCTTGCCACTGAAACCCTGCCTATTGCGTATGCCGGTATTTCTTATGTAACCGCAGCGGGTGTAATCGCGCGCGGCGCAACGCTTATCATAAGTGGAACCGTCGGCAAAGTCGCCGCAAAAGGCACGGGCGCAAACGCATCCGGAACAAAGATTATCGGAACAGCCATCAAGGCTGCTGGCGCAGATGGCGACATCATACCCGCGCTTCTGACAATCGGAAGCGAAATCAGCTCATAACGAGCAACCACGAAAGAAGGTGAAACAACAATGCCGTCAACAAAAGGTGCAATCCACATAGACAGATACCTCAGTGATTTTTCACTGAAGTACAAAAATGGCGAACTCATCGCCGACCAAGTCGCCCCGCGCAAGACCGTTGCAAAAGAAAGCGACAAATACCCGATTTATGGCCGTCAAGACCAGAGGCAGTATTCGACGCTTCGCGCAAACGGCGCACAGGCGAAT